TACAGGAACACACGACCTTCGTTTTCAGGATTAGCAGGATCCTTCACGACATAAATGTTGCTATAGTAAGAGAGCTTACGCTTACGACCACGAGCAATTTCTTTGTTGGCATCAGAACCACTGTTCCAAAGGAGGCTGTTTGCTTCGCAGATGGGGCACTTACCACCAACGCTAGTGAGGCAATTGTCAATCAACCAACCACCAGTTCCTTGGAAGGCATGGTTGTACATTTTCACCCAAGGAATATCTTCTCCATTGGGGGCGGGAAGGAAGCGAATAACTGCATAGCCATTACCAGTTTTGTCTACTTCAGGCTTCCAAAGGCGTTCATCAGAATTGGAAGCACTGCTATTCAGTTTTTCAACTTCTTTTTGAAGTTTGGCAGTCAAGCTGCCAAGGGAGGATTGTTTCTTAAGATTAGAAAAAGACATCGGATAAATCGGATAGGTTGGATGTGGTCTTTGTTAGTCTAACAGCGTCAGCGTTGTTTGTCAAGCGACGCTTCCATGTTGTCAATTTTGTTTTGTAGGAATTTAAAAATTTCCAACATGGTCAGGTTTGCGGGAATGCCCATTCTGACAGCCACAGATTTCATTCTGTCAATCATTGATCTGGCATCGGGATCATCGGACAAAGAAAATCTCATGTATAAGATCTTCTGTTTTTCAAAAAGATCTTTTAATAATTGGATGTGATATTTCTTTTGTTCGTAATCATAATTTGGATATGCCAAGGTGCTCTGCAGAATTCTTTGTTGCAAAGCACCAATGGTTGCAATTTCCTCTTTGACTATTTCAGAGTCAAAGAAATCACTCATCTTCCTTAGCAGCTTCTGCAGGGACTTCTTCTTGAGGTTGTTCTGCTGGTGCTTCAGGAAGTGTTACACCATTGCTTGTCAGGTACTCAATAATACCTTGAAGCTTAAGAGCAAGTTCTCTCTTCTCAGTCAGTTGAGTTTGAAGAGTTTGCATATCTTTCAAAAGATCAGCTTGTTGATCAACACAAGCTTTCAAATGTTGTTGTTGGTCATCCATGGATTACTTTCTCCTTTAGAATAGATTTAAAGTTTGTCGAATCGATGTTTAAGAACGGTCGATATTTTTTGATCTTCATACTATAAAACTCCCAGATGGGATCTGTCAATACCTTATCATAATCCTTAACATAATTTAGAATCATATCAAGAATCACAAGTGTCTCTATGGACACCTTATTTATCATGTGTGATTTGAGGAGACTGGAGTGATTACCGACATCACATTTAAGAACATCATCAAGTTTATATCCTTCAAACAAATACGCAATGTCTTGTCTGAACTTATAAGTTAAACTTTCAGCTCTTGTTTTCCAAGCTTCATAATACTCATTGCCAGAATTAATGATTTCTCCAATCCAAAGTTTCTGAGGATTATCACATTCAATAAAACTGGCAAGAAAGTATTCTTTTATCTCTTGATCATCTTTTTGTCTCGACATCTTTTCAAAAAAATATCGATCCTTTCTTTTGTAAAATGATTCTGCGGTTGCTCTAGTTTTACCGCCGTATTTAAAGTAATCAAAACTTGGTTTTGAAAAATGATTTTTGAATGCTAGGTATGTTTTATAGCAATCAATGGGTGTCATATAGCAAGTTTTGCTTTAGAAGAACGGCGAAGATAGTTAAGTTCCATGGCTTCACATCTAATTCTTTCTTTTAAAGGCTTAGATAAAAGCTTTGGAACATTATCAATTTCAATGTTGTGTTGTTCACAATACTGAACGATAGCCTCAATGTAATTAAGGTTTCCAGTCTGAACAAAGCTTTCAATATCACTAGAAAACTTTGATTGATTTAAGAATTTGTTTTTTAATTCTAATTGCAAATCATTTGCTACTTCCATATTCGTTAAGTTTGTCGTGTACAAATTGGTTAATATACTTCTTTAGTAATATAATATACTCCTTTTTGTCTCGTTTGTCAAACACTTTCGTTTCACCGTCAGGTGTTACCATGATTGTGATTAATTTCTTAACCACATTTTGTGTCATCTCATAATACATGCAAGCGTAAGCAACCTCTTGCACAAAATACTGTTGGATCCAGGCTTCAGGTTTGATCTTCTTTGATGTTTTGAAATCGATGATTGCAAGCTCTCCTTCATATTCAGCGATGCAATCTACTCTACCAGCGATACCAAGCACATCACTGTACAAGCATTTTTCAATAGCATGAATATTATTTATCTTATCAAGATAAGGTTTTGCTGCGTCAAACATGAATTCAATTTCTGAACTTTCATGTTCTACAATTTTATTCTCAAGGTAATCTTGTGCTGATTTATGGAAAGAAGTACCACGAGTTGTTGATTCTTTAATTACACGATCAGCTTCTTTGTCTCCAACCTTGGCTCGCCAGTCTTTAAAGACTTGACGATTGTAATGAGAAGTAATTGAAGTAATCGATGGGTATAAGTTCCCTGTAGTTGGAGACGGATAGTAACGATTACCATCCACATAAGTTGTCTCCAACTCAGCAAAATTAATATCAAGATGAGTAAACATTAGAAACCTAGTGCCAATTTGTTAACGATGTAGGATTTAACGAGACCAGATCTGACAATATCTTCAACCCCAAATTCAATACAATCAAACTCGGGCATAGCCATAAGAATTTTGGTGAAATCAATGATACCATTTCTTTCATTTGTCTTAATCAAATCAGATTGAGTTGCATCACCACAGAACATGATCTTACAGTTTTCACCAACACGGGTGATGATCGAATCAAGTTCATGGAAATTAAGGTTTTGACATTCATCAATTAGAAGAATGGAGTTGTCAAAAGTTGTGCCACGAATAAAGGAAGTAGACCAAAAAGAAATTGTCTCTTGTGTTTTAAGATTGCCATAGAGCATTTCAAACGAAGGATCGTCTGGCATCTCAAACATATATTTTACCATATTCTTGTATGGAATTTGGTAAAGAGAAGACTTATCTTCATGATCTCCAGGCAAGAAACCAATCTCTCGGGTTGCAACCAGCGATCTTACGATGTAAAGCTTTTCATAAGGTGTTGAAGAATCAAGCACATCACGCAGAGCGAGATACATTGTGATAAATGTTTTACCTGTACCAGCTGCACCGTATGCAAACAGGTTTTGCCCTTTCTCATAAACATCAAAAAGTTTCTTTTGATTATCTGTGAGGGGTTCAATATCAATCAAGAAGTCATCATTAATGGGCTTCTTGCGACGAAGTTGCTTGGCGCTCATGCCAATACCAACTTGGGTGATTTGCTTTTTTCTTGCCATGTAATTACTTATAGGGTTTTACTACAGAACCAGGAACTTTAGATACGCGATGAAGGACTTCATTCCATCCACCATCAGTTTTGTTTTGGAAATCGCCAATGCCACTTACAGCACTAGCAGTTCCAGCAGACCAGTCTTTATCCCAGTCTGGATTTTCTTTTCTCCACTTATCATATTCAGCCATGGGCATGAATAGTTCTTGTTTTTCACCAGTCACTTTGTTGACTACAGGATACGTTGGCATAAGACCTCCTATTCAATTAGAATTGCAGATTGATCATTGCAAGTCCAATCAAGTGCTTCTGCAATTGTTGGAAACTTACTCACAAATACACAACGACATTGTTCAGCAATCAGCATATGTTCTTTCTGAGTGCCGTGTGAAGAACGTAGATTGATATAATGAATCCACGATCTCACGCTGCCTGTCATGTAAATTTTAGTTGGGGTTGCAATAGGAAGTACAAATCTAGCGCACTCCTTTGCCACTCCGTATTCAAGAAGTTTATTATAAAGATCTTGAGATTCCTTAAAGTGCATCTCAATCATACCTTCCATATATGCTTTGTCACGAGGATTAATATCATCAATTGAATTTTGACGATTCTTGGTATCCTGACGGCGAAGATCTGGAACTTCAATGTTATCAGCTAACAGGTTAGTGTCAGCATAACGTTGGGAAAATTCTTGAAAGGTAAAAGATCTGTGGCGGAGAATTTGAGCGGCAATACCTCTGGTGGTATTGATTTCCAGAGTCATATATGCTTGCTCAAAGATGCTCCAATGCTCATGCTTGATACAGTACTTAAGAAGTCCAGCTGCTGTATCAAAGTTAAGTTGATTATTGGGATTACTTACACGAGCAATATAAGAGATAACTTCTTGAGCATTATTATTAACAAGTTCTCCTGCGCCTTGCGTAATTGCAATCAATTTAACATCAGTCATCTCGTTCACCTTTCATATGCAGTAGTTTAATAGCTTGGTTTGCAAGTCGTTTAGCTTTCCGTAGATAAGCAAGCTCTTGTTCAGTGTACATCCACGGCTGCTTCAGAGCTTTCTTTGCTAGTTTTGTTGTATCCTGGAATCTCATAGAGATAAAAATAGACCCTAGTATTATAGCCTAGAGTCTTATAGAAGTCAAGTTATTTTTTAGGTGGCTTAGAAACCCCAGTTCCAGTGATGCCAAGTTGCTGTCTATAT